GCTGGAAAATGCGCTGTATGGGTTGTCCTGGTTAAGGGGTCCGGTGCTCCGACCGTTTAACGGCATGTCGGTTCAGTTTGGTGTTCCGGGTCTGGATCAACTCTATTATTCACCGGAGATTTTGCAACGGTATGGCCGGCACATCATGACACCTCAAAAAACTTACCAGCCGGTGGTTGAAAATCCGGGTGTATGGAATGTGTTCTGGGATCTGGAAAATTCCGATCACAACCAGGGCCACGGGGTTATTATCCGGGATATGATGTCAAAAGGCCGGTTTTTGGATCTGGCCGAAACCAACGGGTATGATGCAAAGGCCATACAGCGGATTGCCGATCAGTTTACCGACAGAGACGACGCTTCGGATGAAGACGATGATTCCTTTGGCCCGGCGCATGAAAGGTTCAACAAGCGAAAGCGCGTTATCCCGGTTTATACCTTTTACGGCCGGGTCCCGAGAAAATATTTGATTGGATATGAAGGCAGGGCAAAGACGCAAATCCGCGGCTTATCTAAAAAGAAGGATCGTGAAGTCGAGATTTTTTGCGTAGTGGCCAAGGCCAAGCAGGCGGAGATTATCCGGCCGCCGGTGATCAATCAATTTCCATACAGACCCACGTATCTGGCGAAGTGGGAACATTTGCCGCTGGAAGCCGGCGGTGTCGGGATCCCGGAAAATATAGAAGACTCCCAGATGATCATCAACGGCCTGACCCGGTCCATGCTCGATAATAAAGCACTCTCTTCCAACTTGCTTTTGTACTGGAACCCCCGGCGACTGGCCCCAGGGCAGAACAAAACCCTGTATCCGGGAAAAACATTCGAAGTTGAAGAAGGCACCGAAGATGTTCGCCAGGCCATGCAGTTTTATGCTCCGCCGGACAATACCCGGGGGACCCCGGACATGATCAATCTGTTTCGAGAATTTGCCGACCACGAGTCGGGTATATCGAGAAACATGGAAGGCCAGGTTGATTCCAAAGACCGGCGCACGGCCTATGAAATGAGCAAAATGGCCGAGGCCGGTAATAAAATGATCGGCGGCACCATTCGCAACACCGATGAAGGGCATACCGAACCGGTGGTAACCGGCCATTATCATTATCACATGGTGACCAATCCGGATGAAATGATCAAGGGCGATTTTATGCCGGAAGCCAAAGGTTACCAGACATTTATAGACCGGGCAAGACGATCTCAGGATGTCCTGTCGTTACTCCAGGTTGCATTAAGCTCGGAGTTTACCGCACAGTTTACCAAAGTATTGCCGTTTTTGCGGGAGTTGGCCAGAACCAGGGATCTGGATCCGGACGCCTACTTTCCGACAGACAAGGAATTGACCGAAGAAGCTGAAGGCATTGCCAAGCTTCTCCCACAACCCTTTATGCAAGGACCGCCCGGAGCGGCGATTAATGAAAGAACGATCTGAAAACATAAAGACCGGCCCGGCCATCGATGAAAATGAGGCCCAAAGCCTGGCAGCGCTCATGCGGGACCCAAACTGGCCGGTATTTGATCGATATCTGACCCGGATCCGGGATGCAGCATTTAAAAAACACATGCGGTTAGACCAGGGCCTTGAAAGCAGCGGATATTTCAAGGGCGTGTGGAACCTGGCCAATGATTTAATTGAATTGCCTAAAGAAATAGGCAAACAAATATTTGCCAAAGACACCCAAGATGAAGAACAAGGAGAAGACTTATGAAGAAGAGACGATTTAAAACCATAGAAAAAAGTGATAAAAATAATCAGCGGGAATATGAGCCTCCAAAAATTGTGAGAAAAAATAAAATGACTTTCCCGATCGATATTATCGAATCCACAGGGAAAGGCCAGGTTTGCAAACAATGCTCATCCTGCCATAACTGTAAATAAAAAAAATGGCCCTCGTTTAAGCGGATTACCGGAAACGGCCTGTTTGAGCCTGGATTACCAAAGGAGACTATTCATAATGAGTAAAGAAGCTGGACATGCCGCTAATAAAGGCGGCGGAACAACTGAAGCCGAAGACGCCGAAGAATTTACCGAAGAAGACGCTGAAGCGGCTTTTGCCGAAGGTCTTGGAGAAACGGCCCCTGAAACACCGGAAGGGATTACCGGAAAAGAAACGGCCCCTGAAGGTTCAGAGATTACCGACGATGCAAGCCACCCGGGTGCGGCAGGGACAGAAACGCCCGGTGACGAAACTAAGGATGGTGATGAACTCTCTAAAAAGCCCAGTTATGAAGATCTTGAAAAACAACTCAGGAACACCCAAACCTGGGCGCATGGCTTGACATCGACCGTTGCAGAATTGAAAAAGAAGGTTGACGCAACGGATCCGCCAGGGACCAAAACCGGGGGACTGGATCAATCCGACGACGATATGCCCGAAGAAATCAAATCATATCTTGAAGATTATCCGGAGGCCAAGAAAGCTTTTGAGCATTTGGCAAAAAAGATGATGGGCGGCCTGAATCCCGAAGAAATTCAAAAAGTGGTTACCGGGATGCAAGAACAGCTTGGCCAGGCCAATTTTGAAAAAGCAGTGGTAACCGGATTTATGGCAGACGGCGGCCAGTGGAAGGACGGCCAGCCGGATGCCTACAAAATCATGGCCACGAAGGATTATCAAGATTGGTTTACGGCCGAACTTGTGCGGGATCCTACCCTAAACAATATATCGGATCCGGGCGCGGCCATCGATGTCCTTACCCGGTATAAGACCAAAAAGGCCGGCACTGCAGCAGCGACGCACGATGCCGATCTGGGCGGCGATATCGCCAAGGATGTCAAAGATATCGCGGCCGGCGGGATCAAGCCCGGCGCTTCGACCGGTCCGGAAGCCAGAGCAAAAAAAGATGAGGACAAATCACCAGAGGAAATATTTGACGAACATGCGACGTAATTCCGCCAAAAAAACCGGCGGATAAAAAGGAGTTTTTATCATGTCCGAATATACGCATTATGGTGATATTTCTCCACGTACCAATTTCGCGGCCTGGGGCAAGCTGCTCAAGCGGACGGTTCCGGGAATTGTAACGGAACGGACCGCCCAGACAAAACCCATGCCCAAAGGCAAGGGCCGGGTGATGATCTTCCGCCGGTACCTGGTACTTGCAAGGGCCACCGGTCCATTGCAGGAAGGCGTAACTCCCCCAGGCACCAAACCGCAGTACGTGGATGTGCAATGTACGTTAGAACAATACGGCGACTGGATCGGTCTTACCGATGTTATCCAGGATACCCACGAAGATCCGGTTCTGGCAGAATTTAAAGGTTTGCAATCCCGGCAAATGCGGGAGACCCGTGAAGATCTCAATATCGGGATTCTCAAGGGCGGAACCAGCGTTTTGTATGCGAACGGCGCTGCCCGAACCGATGTCAACACCTTTTTTGATAAGGGTGATCTGAAAAAAGTAATCAGAAGCCTCCGGGGATCGGATGCCGAATATTACATGGAAATTTTGGCCGGATCACCAAAATACGCCACAGAACCCATTGGTGCGTCATTTGTCGGATTCGGCCATACCGATATCGAAGCCGATCTGACCGGGATTGCCGGATGTACCAAGGTTCAGAACTATCCGGATCCATCCAAGGCCATGCCGTATGAAGTCTGCGCCGCAGAGAACATCCGGTTTCTGTTGACCACCATGTTCTCACCCTGGGCGGATGCCGGCGGTGCCAAGGGGGCCATGCTGTCAACGACCGGCGTAAACGCCGATGTCTATCCGGTGATCGTGGTTGCTCCGGATGCCTGGTGTACGGTGCCGCTTCGCGGTGTGAATTCCGGCAACATCGCCGTTGTCAACCCAAAACCCAGGGGCGGCGATCCATTGGGCCAGCGCGGCACCCTGGGCTGGAAATTCTGGCACGCGGGCTGCATCCTGTCCGATGAACTGATGGAAAGAATCGAGTGCGCGGTGACGGAAAATCCGACATAGGGTGTAAGTAGCGTCAAGGGGTTCAGGGCTTAAAGCTCTGAACCCATAACCCAATAAATAAACAAGAAGGAGTATTGACATGGAATTAAGTGGTGTAGTGCATGGAACCTGTGACGGTACCGGCGCGGTGATCAATGTGTGCCTGGGGTTTATTCCCAGGCATGTCAAGGTCATCAATCCCGAAGATGTCGGCGCACTTTATCCCGAAGCTGAATGGTGGAAGGGTATGAAAGTCATTGCCGCACTGGATGAAGGTATTAAGGAAAGCGGAATAGCGGCACCGACTCGGGCTTTACTGGCAGCCGACGGGATCAGCGAATATCCCGGCGGCGATGAAATCGTCTTTGACAGTGCATCCGGCAATTGGGTCGATAATTTAACGGATCTCAATTCCAAGGAAGAGATCTATGTTAACGGCCATTATGAACGGGCCGCCGCTACGGCGGCCTTGTATCAATGTTATGGCGATGCGGTCGATCCCGATCCAAGGCACGGTATGAAGCTGAAGACGACGCCGGGATTTAAGATCGGCGCCGACGCAGATCTGAATGTCAGCGGCGAACAGCTGCTCTGGATCGCTACGCGGTAAATCAAACCTGGGATCCCGGCCCAAGTCCCCGGGATCCCCTATGAATTCAACCGGAGAAGAATTATGACAGAAAATACCCAAGAAAAACCGAATGACCGGCCAAAAAACGCGCCCAAGGAATTTGCATTGATTAAATTTCCAGGGAAAACCCGAAAGCAGGATCCTGACATTATCTACGTTCGGGTGAACGGAAATCCTGTCAGGATGAAGCGAATTGAATTTATCCCGGTCAAGCTGGAAGTGGTTCATGCCCTGCGAAACGCGACTGAACCCGTTGTGGAGTCTGAGGATTCCGCCGGCGGCGACGTGGATATGGTTCGCCGGCGGAAAGTGGTGTCTCACGCGCCGCGGTTTCCGTTTGAGTTGGTGGGGTGGATAACCGCTAAAGATTTCAATAAGCTTCGAAAAATCGCGCTTAAACGCAGCATCACCGATCAGGAAGCCGATAAGGCGATATATGGCTAGTCCCTATGCCAGAACCGTATTGCAAATTTTAGACGATACCCTTCGGCTTTGCAATGATTTCCGGGCGTCCGGATCAGACGGCAAAAAATGGTCCTGGGAAGAAGCTGAAACCGCTTTAAAAGATACGGTTTTGGATATGGTTCGACGAACGGGAGTATTAAAGGCTGTTCGGATTCTTCCCTTGAAGGAAGATGTGGCCATTTATGATCTGTTCGGTGATTGCATCCGGATATTAAGGGTCGGGATCCACGGCCTATCCGGCACGGTGGTCTTGCCGCGGTCCATGGCTGAATATGATCGATCAGGCCGCGGCATGGTAGAGGAAGGTTTTCCGCGAGAATTCTTTAAGGATAATATCGATTTCGGTAAGATCGGATTTTACCCGACGCCAAGCGCGGACGGATCGAGTTTTACCCGTGATAGCGATTACGGTCTTTTACGGCGGGTTGTGGATGAAGACGGCAATGTTTTGCCTTACGATGACAACCTGGCTTTACGGCGAATATCCGGGGTGCCGTTTACCCGGTCCGGCGACGGCCAAATTATCCGGGAGATTATTTCACCGTATGGGAACATCATGCTTTCGTTCGTGAGAGCGCCGGAGTTTCCGGACAACCCGAATCAGTATATCGACAGTGAAATACCGGAGTATATTCACAAGGATTTAAAATACGGTGTTGCCGACCGGCTGTTGACCGGATCCCGGCTTAGAGTCCATCAAGTCAAAAAAAAGAAGTTCGGTCCGAAATGGTACGGGGCCGTCAAGGATCTTCAGTATAACGCCGAGCATAAAGGGCCGCTGGATGATGCGGGGATCCCCGGCGGCGGCGTGACCGGTCCAATGAGCGGCGAACTGTTTGATTATCCATCTGAGTAAAATCAATTATTATGAAGAAAAAATACATTAAACCAAAATATGAATTGGTTAAAAACATGACATTCATGTTTGATGCTATTAAGAAAAAAAGAGGGAAATATGGTTGCCGACAATGTTCAACCTGCCATGGTTGCAGATAAATACGAGTACAGTGAAGCTGATGATTT